AGTTGGGTGACCCGCAAACCAAAGACCTTGCACGTATGTACTATGTTCCTGCTCAGTATCCAGATGCGACATCCTTCTTCTTTTCAAACAAAGGGAAGGCACTGAACGTATCTGAACTGATTGCAAAACATCCATACCATGAGAAACGTGGTAATGGTCTACTGGACAGTCTACCTCTAGAGTTCCAACAGGCAGTTATCTCTTATAAGAAAAACAAGTTGAGTAACACAAACTACACTTGGTCATCTTATCATGACTGTCCTTTCTGGCCTCGTAGTCTTGCTTCGGAATACACATCGATATCGAATACGGGTTGGTATTCTAAGATGTATCAGATTATGGTTGCGATTGCGGGACGTGCTACCGAGAAAGGTTATCCGATGACTGCATCTCAGATTGCGGAATTGTGTAAACAGTTCGATATGGAGAACGGCAACTGGTATGAGAATCGACCTCTGAATGTGGAAGCGGAACGTGCATTGGAATATGTTTATAGGAATGGGAGTATATGTTAAAGAAATGGTGGCGCATTTGGGCAAAGAGTTTAGGTGAGAAAGTTGGTGACGATAGGGAATCAGATATCGTTGCGGGTATTCGAACCTTTTGGTGGGTACTTCATGTCGTAGCGTGTTTTATGATTATTATACATAATGGTGCTAAACTAAATTGGTGGTGAAAATGAGAAAATATTTAATTACAGGAGCGGCTGGATTCATTGGTTCCCAACTAATGAACCGACTCAAAACCCAAGGTCATGAAGTCCTTGGTATAGACAACTTCAACAATCATCTGTATGAACCTCAACTCAAGGTTGACCGTGTAAATCACTTCGACATCGAAGTTCGTAATCTCGATTTGAATGAAGAGAAGAAACTAGAGACGATTATTGGTGGATATCGACCAACTGACATTATCCACTTGGCAGCGTACGCAGGCGTGCGTGATTCGTACGGTAAGGAACGTGAGTATCATAAGAATAACATTGATGCGACTCAAACTCTGATTAACGTATGTAGACGTTCTGTACCGGATGTACGCATTGTCTATGCGTCTACATCATGTGTGTATGCGGGTTCTCAAGTACCGTGGACAGAAGGTAAAGAAACTGGTAAACAGTTGAACCCCTATGGTTGGTCTAAGTGGGCAAATGAATGTCAGTTCCAAGCATCGGGACTACACAACATCGGTCTACGTTTCTTTACGGTGTATGGCCCGTGGGGTAGACCTGACATGGCACTGTTCACATTTACAAAAAATATCCTTGCCAAAAAACCAATTACGGTGTATAATTATGGGGATATGAAACGTGACTTTACCTACGTTGAAGATATCCTAGACGGTATTGAATGTGTTCTTAATAATGACGTGGAGTCTGGTGAGATTTTCAATATCGGACGGGGACAACAAGTTCCTTTGATGGAGTTCATCGAAGAGATTGAGAATAACGTGGGTGAAGAAGCAATCAAAGACATGCAACCAAAACATCCGGCTGACACATTAGAAACATGGTCTAACACAGACAAACTTGCAAGTCTGGGTTACCGTCCATCAACTGATGTCAAGGTGGGTGTTGCAGAGTTTTACAAATGGTATAAACAATATAATGGTGTTTAAATGACAGATAAATTCGAAGAGTTTGACAAGAAGGTAGAGACTACACCTTCACCTAACCAAGTAACCAAAGATAATCCTTTGCGTCTTGGTATCGTCGGACATGGGTTCGTGGGCAAGGCGGTGGACTATGCATTTCACCACCCTTTAGTAGAGCAAACTTGGGTTGACCCCAAGTACGGGACAACGGTTGATGATTTGATTGACCGTGAACCAGACGTAGTGTTCATTGCTGCGCCCACGCCCATGAACCCCGAGAACGGATTCGTTGATGCGTCTATTGTAGAAGATGCAGTATTGAAACTCGCACGTAATACTGGTGCACTTATTGTTGTGAAATCAACAGTGACGCCAGACATCGTTGACCGATTGTCAATTGCACTAGGCGAAGACGTTGACCGTTTTGTTTATAACCCAGAGTTCCTAACAGAAAGAAATGCAGATAATGACTTTCTCAATGCGGAGTTCCATGTACTAGGTGGTACCGAGAAAGCAACTAAAGAGTTAGAAGAAATCTACCGTATCTTTAGTGCAATCGCATATCCAAACTTTCATCACATGACTGCTCCCGAAGCATCATTCGTGAAGTACGCAATCAATTCTTATTTGTCTACCAAGGTCATTTTCTTTAACCAACTAAAAGACCTAGTAGATGAGTGGGGTTGTTCTTACAATGTTATTACACGTGCGGTTGGTGAAGATGACCGTATCGGTATCAAACACACAAGGGTTCCAGGCCCTGACCGTAAGAAAGGATTTGGTGGTGCATGTTTCCCCAAAGATACATCTGCACTATACAAGTTCTCAAATGAACAGTTCAGTTTATTAAAAAATGTCTTGACAATTAACCAAGAATATCGTACAATGTACGAGGTAGATGAACGTGAAAAAGTAAATAACATTACATTTGAGGTTAAGTAATATGAGTATTATGGACAAACTGAAGAAGAACTCTAAGATTAAAACCACCGAGGTTTTGTCTCAGAGTAAATTCTTCACAGAAAAAGATATGGTGCCTACCGATGTTCCAATGGTGAACGTTGCGTTGTCTGGTTCCGTGGATGGTGGTGTGACGCCAGGACTTACCGTTCTTGCTGGCCCTTCCAAACATTTCAAGACATCATTTGCACTATTGATGGCAGGCGCATATCTACAGGAGAGAAAAGATGCGGTATTATTATTCTATGATAGTGAGTTTGGTTCACCCCAGTCTTATTTCGAGCAGTTTGGAATTGACACTTCCCGTGTTCTCCACACTCCTATTGCGAATGTAGAAGAACTCAAGTTTGATATCATCAACCAGTTAGAAAACATCGACCGTGATGATGACGTTATCATTGTAATCGATTCAATCGGTAACCTTGCGTCTAAGAAAGAACTCGAAGATGCAATGAATGAGAAGTCGGTTGCGGATATGTCACGTGCAAAAGCACTGAAAGGTCTGTTCCGTATGATTACTCCATACCTGACTATGAAGAATATTCCGATGTTGGCTATCAATCACACATACAAAGAGATTGGTTTGTTCCCGAAAGATGTTGTTGGTGGTGGTACAGGTATCTACTATTCTGCGGATAATATCTGGATTCTTGGTCGTCAACAAGATAAACAAGGTACAGAGATTGTCGGTTACAACTTTGTTATTAACATTGAGAAGTCTCGTTATGTCAAAGAAAAATCTAAGATTCCTATCGGAGTTTCGTGGGAAGGTGGTGTTCAGAAGTACAGTGGTCTACTTGATGTTGCGATTGCTGGTGGTTATGTTATTAAACCTTCTAATGGATGGTATCAAAAGGTTGACAAAGAGACGGGTGAAGTCATCGACGGAAAATACCGACTCAAAGAAACCATGAACGCTGAGTTCTGGGAACCTATCCTAGAGTACAGTGACTTCAAAGACTTCATTACAAAACAATACAAGATTGGATTGCCTACACAGGTAGACCCTGACAGTATCGTGGAAGGTGACGTTGCGTGATTAACGTGAATAAAATGTCAGAGGGGCTAGACTACAATCTAGTCCCTGTTGATGAAGGTGACAACGACCAAGCTTGGCAGATACGTTTAGAGAAACACTTTCCCGAGACAATAATTCGTTTCGGTAATATTAAATTTGATGGTGTTAGGGATTGCCTTACCTTTAACTTTGTGGTAATATACTCCCCTGACAATGAACTTTCATCCCAGAACCCAGAACTTCAAGAAGTTGCTGGCGCTGTCCTAGAAGACATTCTAGAACGAGCACACCAAGAGGGATGGCTGATTACAGGAGATGATGTTGGAAATAAAACTGGAACAGACGATTCTGAGGAATCTACTGACGAATGAACCGTACATGCGTAAGGTTGGCGCATTCCTGAAACCAGATTACTTTGAGGGTGTCTATCAGGCACTCTTCAAAGAAGTCATGAAGTTTGTTGCGAAGTATAACAAACTACCCACCGTAGAAGCATTCAAGATTGAAGTTGACGAAGGTCAACGACTCACTGACGAGCAGTATCGTCATGCAATGGAAATACTGCCTAACTTGTTTACATTTCAAGAAGAGAATCTAGACTGGATGTTGGACGCTACTGAGAAGTGGTGTCAAGACCGTGCGGTGTTCAATGCAATCATGGAATCCATTTCTATCATTGACGGAAAACACCAAACGTTGTCCAAGAATGCGTTACCGGATATTCTATCCAAGGCATTGTCTGTGTCTTTCGATACGAATATCGGTCACGACTATTTGGAAAACATCGACGAACGTTTCGACTTCTACCACTTGGACGAAGAACGTATGCCATTCGACTTGGACTACTTCAACCGTATTACCAAGGGTGGTCTACCTAACAAGACTCTGAACATTGCACTTGCGGGTACAGGTGTCGGTAAATCTTTGTTTATGTGTCACTGTGCGGGTGCTAACCTGACCCAAGGTAAGAATGTTCTCTACATCACTATGGAAATGGCAGAGGAACGTATTGCTGAACGTATCGATGCGAACTTGTTGAACGTGCCGATTGACCAACTCGAACATCTATCTAAGGACATGTTCTCACAGAAGATTCAGAACCTTGCGTCTAACACTGTGGGTAAACTGATTGTCAAGGAGTATCCGACAGGTCAAGCAAATGCATCACATTTCCGTGCATTGTTGAACGAACTTAAATTGAAGAAGGGTTTTGTACCAGACGTAATCTACATCGATTACTTGAACATCTGTGCGTCTTCTCGTATGAAGGCTATGGGTGGTTCTATCAACTCATATACATACATCAAGTCTATTGCGGAAGAACTTCGTGGACTTGCGGTAGAGTTCGATGTACCGATTATTTCTGCAACACAGACTACTCGTTCTGGT